CGCGCCAGAGGCCAGCGGGACCGACGGGTGCCACCCTTGTTGAAAACTTCGGCGGCTACAGGTCCCACGGCTGCGGCAGCGGCAGTGCCGTCGGGGCCTTGCGGTGCGTCCCATCCCCGCGCCGCGCGTTGCAAATCCAGTGCGCTGGCCGCGTGTTCGAGAAGTCGATGGGGCTGCCCCCGTGCGAAACGGGAACAATCTCGTCCACGACGAACGACATCGGATGCGGCTTGCGCCTGCCCGTTCGTGGGTCGGTCACCATGCCCAGCGAGTAGTCGATGGGCTTGCCGCAGATGTGGCAGGGGTCACCAATCGCCAGCCACCTCGCGCGGATGGCGCGGCGGCGTGCGCCGTTGGCATAGCGGGGGTTGCTTGCCATGGGGGTGTCCTTTGCTGGACGAGGGGGTGGGGTCTGGAAAAGCCAGGGGGGAGGTCTAAAAGAAAAGGCCCCCACCGTCTCCGATGAGGGCCAACTGTTCAACCTATCGATACCATAGGGTAGCAGGACATATCAATGCGATACCGTACCATCCAGTGCTAACTTCATTCTGCCAAGCCTACACCCAGCTCCGTCCACATCTGACCGTTTGCATCGGCCATGTCGAGTGCAATGCTCACGGAGTGCTTGACATGGCTAACACTATAGCCCATCATCCGCGCCGTCTCATCCCATGTCTGCAACGCAAGGTAGTGATGATAGATGGCATCAGCTGGCCAACCAACCAGAGCATATAACCCACTGCGGTTGTCGGCTCCATACAACACTTTGCAGGCTGCGTCGATGAGTGCATAGTCAGCATCTTGCCGCTGTATGAGAACGCTCTCATGGTCCACTGCCGCGGCCACGGCGCGCCCGATGCGGTCGGGGTCGGGCGTCGAGCGGACGCGCCCCTCGAAGCCCTGCCCGCCGACGGACACCGACGCGCTCTCCATCGACTCCAGCTGACGGCGCACGCGCTCGGCGTCGAGCGCTGCCTCGCGCGCGGCCTCGAACATCTCGCGGGCGGTGGCGTACATGCTACACGTCACCCGCCAGAGAGTCGGCGACTGCGCGCAGCTCGCCAGCGATGGCCGTCCAGTCGATGTGGGGCGTGATGGTCAGGATCGCGGAGCCGACGCTCTGCGGCTCGCCCTCGTCCAGCTCCACCCAGCCGTCGTCGCGCTCGTGGCGCAGCGCGTCGTTCTCGGCATAGAGCGCGTCGTTCTCCCGCTCTAGGTTCTCCTGCACGGCGTCGATGGCGTCGCACAGGTTGCCGAACCCCTCGCGCAGCTCGTCGTCCGCCATCAGCCTCATGTGCTGGTCGAACCAGCGGCGCAGGTCCGTCGTAATCGGCTTGCTCATTCAATCTCCTCCCTCACGGCCACCAGCTCCGTCGGCAGCGTGTGCCCGCCCGCGCCGTCGTGCATCCTGCCGCTCATCATCGTGCACCCGCGGTTGTCGACCCAGACGCGCACCACGGCGCTCTTGGCGTCCATGTCGCGCAGCAGGTCGGCGAGGTCGCACGCCACCACACGCAGGCTGGACTCGGCCACCTCGCGCTGGCGCTTGGTCAGCGTCCTCATGGCACCTCCACCCCCAGCTCGCGCATTGCACTGAATAGCGTGCAGCCACCAGCCACCATTCGACATTCCAAACAGCTCGGCCCAGCGTTGGTGCACCGATACGCGGCTTTCAGCAGCTCCCGCAGCTTGGCGTTCTCGGCTCGGTACTTTTCGAGGTCCGCATGAAGCTCCTCGTTGAACTTGCAAACCCTCTTGTAGGCATCGGTGATATAGCAGATACCAGCATTAAACGTCTCGTCGCAGTTCATGACTCCGCCTCGATTCCCAGCTCGCGCATGAGCTTTTCGCACCCGTATTCCTTGCTGTCAAAGTCGTAGAGCGGACAGCACGTGAATGGCCTTTCCCCACCGACTGGAACCCTCGCGCACATGCCATAAGCCTCGTTCGCGCAGTACCGCAGCCCGTCTGCCAGCTTCCGCAGCTTATTATTCTCGGATTCAAGTAGCGCTAGCGCATGCGAAAGTTCGTTAAGAGCATAAGACGCATTGCTGAATGCTTTACTTTGTGCCATCGTCCACCTCGATTCCCATCTCGCGCATGTGGTACTCGACGGGGCATTCCCCTGTGTCCGCGCAGCAATCCTCGCAACAACTGTCATGCACCTTGCACTTATGCGCATCTATCACAAGCTGCCGCATCTCAAACAGCTTCGCCCCGGCCTCTCGGATACCTTCCTCCTTGCCAAATGCAAAGCCAAGCCGATAGTTGAAGTCGGCAACGCTTTCAGTGGACATCAATACATCACTCATACCTCCACCCCCAGCTCGCGCATTGCACTGAATAGCGTGCAGCCACCAGCCACCATTCGACATTCCAAACAGCTCGGCCCAGCGTTGGTGCACCGATACGCGGCTTTCAGCAGCTCCCGCAGCTTGGCGTTCTCGGCTCGGTACTTTTCGAGGTCCGCATGAAGCTCCTCGTTGAACTTGCAAACCCTCTTGTAGGCATCGGTGATATAGCAGACACCAGCATTAAACGTCTCGTCGCAGTTCATGCGTCCACCTCGATTCCCAGCTCGCGCATGTCGCGCTGAATCTGGCCATAGACGCACAGCTCGTCACGCTCATCCAAAGGGCACGGCGGCTTGATGGATGCTCCGTCAGCGTGGCACGGTCCGCTCCACGCTTGGCACAGCATCTCTGCGGCCTTCCACGTCTTCTCCGCCATCTCCCGCAGCTTGGCGCACCGCTCTTCCACGCGGCCCATGCTCTCGGTCACGTCTGCGAGCTGCGTGCGCAGCGTGTCGGCCTCGGCCCGCTCGCGGTGCACGCTCTCACGCAGCTCCCAGATGGTGTCGGCGGCGTCGCACATGAGGTCGGCGCACTCAATCATTTCGGGGTCCGTGCTGGTCAGTCCGCCATAGCCGATAAACGTGCCGTGGTCGCGCAGCATGTTGGCCTCATAGCGCAGCTTGTCAATCTGCGCTGATAGCATGCTCATGAGGTCACCACCCTTCGTCCGCAGTTGGGGCAGAAGTGGATGCTGAACGCATTAAATGGCTCACGCACGCGCAGTTCTGTGTTGCACTCGGAACAGGTGAACCACTCGGCATCGGCTTCTCCGTCAATGTTCACGCACGTCCCCGCCCCCAGCGTCGCGGCGACGGCCTGCTTGGGGGATATGAGCTGCGCCTCTAGAAACAGCCTGCCATCGCCCATTTCGGTCGCCCTGTAGTGGTAGACATGCGGTATCGGCTTGCCGCTTGTAACATCTGTTGGCTGCCCCCAAAGCGTTTCGCGCTGAATGGCCATTGAGCCAGGCATTACATGCCTGTGCTCTTTCCACTCCACCCCGCGCTCGTCCAGCATCGCGCACAGCTCGTCGGTTGCGTTCATTGCACCCTCCTGTTCCACAAGTCGATGGCCTCCTGCTCGTCGCAACACACGCCGCTTGAGCTGCCGCATCCGCCCTTGTTGAAGTTACAAATCACCTGCCACTGAAATTCCCTGTAGTCATGACGGTCCTCGTCCCAATACCTCGTCACATATGGCGCGGTCGAAGAGCCGCAGAATGGGCATGACTTCAAGCGCTCGTTTGGCATCACCTCGTACTCGCCCACTACTCCACCACCCTCTCGTATCGCTCCACCGTGCCGTCCGGCAGGCGCACTGCTATCGCCTCGGGCGCCTTGGGCCGCTTCGTGTGCCACGTGTCGTCAGCCGTCCAGAAGCCGTCCAGCCGCCCGTTCTCGTCCTCCAGCGCCACGATCCGCTCGCACAGCTCCTCGCGGCTGTCGCAGCTGTAGAGCAGGTCGTGCACCCGCTGTTTCTGCTCGTCGGTCACTTCTCATCACCCCAAGTCTCGTATGACTTCCAGACGTTGTACGCGCACGGAACCAGGAACGCGAGCGCTATCCAGCTCCTGCCGACGTATGCAAGCACGAGCCACAGCAGCGCGCGGTTGAAAAGAATCTCCGACCTCAAGCTGCCCATCAGCAGAACTCCCTTCTCGACCATGGGTAACCCTCGCGGTCGTAGTAGTCGTCCAGAGAGACGCGCGTGTTCCACAGCTCGCCGTCTCTCCTGTAATCGTCGTGGGCGAGAACCTTTTCGAGCGTGGTCACGTCCCCGTATTCGTCCACCAGCTCCCACTCGCCGGTCGCGAGGTACCCGCGCAGGTCGTCCATGCTGCCTACGCGCGGCGCCTGCATGTCGTACTCGTTCTGGTCAACGCTCGACCCGTCGAAGTGCACGCGCCACCCGCCAGAGAGCTTGCAGATGTGAATCTCGTCGTAGGTCGGCACCATGCGCGGCTCCTTGCGGCGCATGTAGACGTTCATGCTCATAACTTCCCCCTTCGCCACACGACGATTGACGCACCGAGGTTGTCGCTGAACTCGCCAGCCTCGTCCTCGGCCGTCCAGAAGTTGCCCCCGTACCAGCTGAGCACGTCCACACGCAGGCGCGTGCCGTCCTCCCACTCCAGCACGTCGCCGATGCGGATTGGCGTGCCCGTGCGGTCGGTGGGCAGCTTCACCTTGCGCTTCTTTGACATCAGTCCTCCCCTGCCAGCCGCAGAAGCGGCGCACACTCGGCAATTGCCGAGTCGATATTGAGTGCACCGTGAACACGTCCGCCATTGGTCACCTGTGCCGCAAACTCCCGCAGCACGTCCTCGACGGTCGGGGCGTGGTAGTGGCGGTAGCAGTTAGCATCGAACTGCGAGTAGCGACCGTTGCCCTCGTCCCACCCATAGAAGCACTCGACTCCAACGCCCGTTGCCACGCGGTGGACGGACGGACAGACGATGTTCTCCATCATGTCCCCGACGTGAATTAGCTCGCCGTCCGCGTCCACGGGGAGCTTGACGTAGGCGGTCATGTCTGGCAACCCAACAGACTGCACGCCATTGCCGTAGGCTTCGGCACAAGCGCTCTCGTGCTCCGCGTCTATGCGGTCAGCAATGGAGAACAGCTTGCGATAATGCACCTTCGACATGTCCAGCCACTTAATCTGCTTTTCCGTGTACTCCCTCAGCTCGTCAGTGATGCCCATTCAGTCCTCCAATCTCGCACCGCAGCGGCGGCAATGCCTGTCCCACGGGTCGATGGCCCATCCGCAGGCCCCGCACTCGCAGTGACCCGTGGCGCCGTCAGTCTCCTGGTCGCTCACGACGATGCGCTTGGCGTGGTGCCCGTTCAGCTCCTGCTCCAGCTGCGCCACGCGGTTGCACAGGCCGCGGCGGTCAATCTTGCCGTAGTAGAGGCTCTGCGCGCGCCTTTCGCGCTCCGTGACGTTCACGCGCGACCACCCGCCAGCGCGGCAGCGACGGCCTGCACGGGGTCCATGTCGTCGGCGCACCACAGGGCGCCCGTAGAGTCCTCCTCGAACGTGAGTGAGGTCTGCGCGTCGTCGGGGTCGAGCCACAGCGTGGTCACCACGTCGGCGTCGGTGCGGCGCCCGTCCGCGAGGACGTAGCCCCGCGTGTAGTGCAGGCCCCGCCGTGCGGCCAGCCTGCGCAGCTCGTCAGTCTTGGCTCCCATAGCGCCCCCTCTCGCGGTTGCGCTCCTCCACGCGGTCGATGGCCGCCTGCAGGTCCAGCCCGTAGCGCGCGGCGAGGTTGCAGCACGCCGTGATGCAGTCGGCCAGCTCGTCGGCGAGGTTGGCTCCGTAGTAGCACCCTCCGGTGGCCACCTCGTCGGCGCAGTTGGGACACACGGGAAACGTGGTGTCGTTCATGCACTCGTTCACCCTCTGCCATGCGCCGTATGCCTCCGCGGCCTCCTCCAGCGGCTTAAGCGCCGCCTCCTTGTCGGTGCCCGCGCGGAACGTCCGCACGGTCAGACTTTGTGCGATTGCACAAACCATTGTGCCTCCTATCCCGCCAGCCCGCACGTGCACCCGCAGAGCGCGAGCGCGAGCAGCAGGCTGGCTATTCCTCGCATCGTTGTTGCCATGTGCGAAACACTCTCCAATGCCCCTCTGGTTTCAGGCTGTACGTCTAGAAGCGCCTAAAATCGCAAACATGGGTAATTAGTCGTTTTCGGCCCTATCGGCCCTCTACTGGCTTCTGAGCGCCCGCAGAATCGATATCCGCAGGTGACACCGCTTTTCGCACGTCCTGCGCCCACGGGTGTCCCTCCAGGGCGCGCCGCTCCCGCGCAAGGTCGCCCCTGCGCTTGGTGATGCGTGCGTAGGTGATGGCCGCCTCCAGCGTCTCGCGGTCGTGCCACTCAAGCTGCCCGCGCACCGCGCCCATCACGAGCGGCCACAGCTCGACGGGCACGGGCTCGATGTTGTCGGCGTCGTCGTTGAGCGGGTCGCGGTCGATGTGCAGCGCCTTGCAGCCGTCCGGCCAGTCGCGCCCGTTGGCCTGCATCCAGTTGAACTGCGCCAGCGGAATCCACTGGTCGTTGGCGCGCTCGCGCCGGTTCAGCCCGACGTGAATCTCCCATTGCCGGAACATGTCGCCCTTGCTGGACGCGAGCCGCACGTCGAGCAGCGGCCTTGTGTTGTGCGGGAGGTTCCCGCGCTTGAACTGCGTGCGGCGGCACCTCTCGCGCGACTCCTCGGGCATGCCCATCTGGTCCCACGTCCTGCCCTTGTTCGCTGGCTCGTGCCCCGCGCAGAACCTGCCACCGTGCGTGCCGCTCTTGACGCCCAGCTTCGCCTTGCGGTTCGCAATCTGGCCCACGCGCAGCGGGAAGCCGAAGAGCCGCTCGTGCTCCTCCGCAATCTCGCGCTCGGTGTGCCCTGGCACGAACTCGCGGAACCATGCCGCGCGCTCCCGCCCACTCGGCGCGCAGGCGCGCCGTCTCCAGCACGGAGCGGGCGCTGGTGTTTATCTCCTTCGCCACGCCCTGCACCGCCTTGCTGCGCTCCACCTCCGCCTCCAGCGCGTCCTTGTCCGTCGCGTCGAGCGCGTTCAGGCGCTCCAGCTCGGCGAATAGAATCTCGTTCAAGCGTCCGAGCGTGTTTGCGTTGTTGGCCATGTCTGGCCCTCCTCTTACGTTTTCGATCTCTTTTTGTCGTTGCCGATGGCAATGCACGGCAAACATTACGTTTGCGCAGGTAAACTAAGTTGTTTGGTGGTATTCGGGCCGCACTGTTTGCCGATTTTGCCCATGCGGCCTATATATTCCCTATACTCTCTATTCTTTATTTATTAAAAGAATCAAGAAGAATAGCGGCAACCACGGCAACCACGGCAATAACCGCAGATAGACGCATTTGCCGCTGCGTTGCCGTTGGTTGCCGTTGGTTACCTGCGTACTGGAATCCAGCACCTCGTAACGCCGAAGTCTCGCGTCTTTTGCTTTCCAGACACCCTCTCCCACTTCTTGCTAGCGTCGAGTGCCGTGATTATGTCGGTCTGCACCAACTTGTTCAGCCCTCCCCGCTGGATGTCGTCTGGAAGGGCTAGAAACACCTCTCTCGTGCATAGCCTTTCGCTTGGTGTTCCCGCATAGTCCTTCGGGCTCTTTTCGAACCACTTGTCCGAAATGACCTTTGCGGCAAGCGTTACCACCGGATGTTCCTCGGTGTGAGCTTCTTGCAGCCTTTGGGCCTCCTCGCGCAGATCAGCGTCAAGCACAAGCGTTGGGTGCTCCGTCTTGTAGATGTGAACGGCCTCGGCCCACATCTGCTTGACGTGAGATTCGGCATCATCGGTGAACATCCACTCATTGCAAGATTCTGCATTGCACTCTACTGGCAGAAAACGACGGTTCCCGGTCGCGTCCGTGAGAAAGTCATGGTTGTTCGTGGTGCCAATGAACACACACACCCGAAGCCGTTGAACAGTCTCGCGTGCATACTTCGGCCTGATTACATCTTTCGTTGAGGTAATAAACGCCTTGATTGCCTCGATTTCGCGCGCCTTTTTCGTGGCGAGCAATTCGGCCATCTCTGCAATCCATAGGCCACGAAGCTTCTCCACCGCGGCATCGCCGTCGATGGTGTTGAAGTTGTCGTTGTACCACGCCGGAATGTGCGCGAGCAGAGCCACATAGCGACTCTTGCCGATGCCTTGCGGTCCGACCAGAACAGGCATGTAGTCGAATTTACTCCCTGGCTCATAGGCACGGGACACAGCGCCCAGCATGAACAGACGCTCGACCTCGCGGTTGTATGCGTTGTCTTCGGCGCCTAATGCATCAATCACCAAACGACCGATGCGGCACTCGCCATCCCATTGAAGTGAATCAAGCCATTCGATTACAGGATTGCGCTCGTTCTGCCTGCATACAAACTGGCACGCGTCGATGATGCGCTCCTTTGCGGTCAGTCCATAAGTGCGTTCGAGATAGGCAGTCAGCCCGACGTAATCCTCGTCGGTTATCGGACGCTCGCCCACTCTTTCGTCCCATGGCACTGGGCACGTAATCATCCGCGTGTAGGCCATGGTGTCGTACCAAAAGTGACCAACTAGGTTATCGTCTGCACCCATGGCCATAATCATGTTGCTTGTGGTCTGCTTTACGGCACCCTTGCTGTTCGTCTCCAGCGTTGCGGTCGTGGGCGCCCCTGGCTTTCCGATGCCAACATCTTCGCCACGAAACGTCCCCTGCCCGTCGTGCCCCGGTCCCTTCTTGCATACCTGCTTGACGATTGCTCTAATCTCATCGTCTCCAAGTGGCTTAACGCAGTTACGCTCGTTTGCCTGTCGAACCATGGCATCTATAGCATCGTCTGCGTATCCACGACTACGCAAGCTGCATCCGTAGCGGTAAAGAATGTCGTTTCGATTGCCGTGTTTTATGCGTTGTGGCAGTTGGAAACGTTCTCCTTGCTCACCATCTTCTTGGTCCACACCACCATTGCGTTGGATATGGTCGATAAACGCGTCCACGTTTGCGTCCACCATGGCAACATCACGTTCCCACGGTGCGTCGCCTTTGTTCCACTCGTAGGCGCGCCCATTCGGGTGGACGGACGGAGGGGCAACGATATAGCTGCCCTCTCCACGGACGTCCACGCCTAAGTCACGGTTTACGCTTGGGTGGTATGGCCTTTCGGATCGGTAGAGATAGTGCATTCCACCGCGACCAGTGATTGCAGTAGCCGTGGATGGCAGCTCGCCAGACTCGTCCTCCCATTCAGAGAGAGTGTCAAAGCCGTGGACGCCCTTATCATCATCCTCGTCAAAGTCGAGCACTACGAGATTGTTCGATGCGCTGCCGCATACAATTGCGATGTTGAGGTCTGGGCGCTGCGTCCATAGCTTGCGCGCGTCCTCCGGGTTGTTGAACCAGTCGTTGAGCCCGTTGACGGTTAGGGGACGCTTTCCTCGTGGAAGTATTGGGATAATGCCGAAGCCATGCTCGCAGTACCAGACAGCAGCCTTGCCTAGCTCAGAAAGTGTCTGTTCCATCGACTATCAGTCCCCCGGAGCTGTTACCGCGTCAGCCGTAAGTCCTCGCAATTCTGGGAACAGGTAGTCGTCCAGGCTGTAAGTAAGCTGCTCCTTCTTACGTTCGACTATATCCAACTCCATTTGGTCTGAATCGTCGTTGGAGTCAGCCCTCTTGATTGATGGACGTCTGATGCCAATGAAGTGCGTCTCCGCGTATTCAGGATTCGCTCTGATGAGGAATCGACTAATAAGCGGTGACGCGTCATTGAGCAACATCTTGCGAAGTTTTAGCGGCATGACGTCATCATCGACTTTGTTCATGATGAACACCTGTCGGATGCCGTACTGTGCGTTCCACGTTGTCTCGGGCCAAACGTTATGCTCTCTAGCTGTAAAGCTGCCCTTTGCATGCTGCATGATGGCGCGCAGAATCCATTGAGGGGTCTGTTCGATGGTGCACATTCCACGCTCGCGCCTTGTGACTTCATCTTCTCCGAGATAGATGATTGTTCCATCATCGTCAATGATGGTGCTGGGCTGCAGAGACTTGGTGTATACCTTCTTGCCAGCACTGTTAACGCTCTCGATTAGTGTTCCGTGCTTTCGCAGGTATTCGCGTCTGTCCTTCCGAAGTTGAAACTCGGGCATGTCAATGCCCATTAGCTCGCTCATACTTCACCCCCAACAACTCGCATATGCGCACAGCTGAATGGGCGGGATGCACAAACTCAAACCTGCACCCATACTCATCCTCCATGCTGCGGATAATCTTTGCCACTGTCTTGCCCTGCATTGGCTTGCGCTTGTAGCGCTTGCACCTTCCGCTGGCCAACGGGTCGCACAGCAGGCGCTTATAGTGGTCGCACATCCTGCACGCCTTGTTCGTCCAGTGCGCAACGTCGCCGACTGTTCGATATGGGGCTCCACACTCGACTAGAATCACGAGGCGGTATCCATCGTCCCTTGCCCGGCACATCTCGCGCGCAAACCTGTCGTGGTCGCGTCCCACGTCCATCGCCACTTCGCTGATACTGCGCTTTGTGTCGATGCTGATGTTCGAGCCGTCCACCATGTAATCGCCGTAGTCCAGCTTCTTACGCACGACCTTTATGCCGTGAGACTCGAACCAGCGGTGCTTCGTGTCGTGCTTGCCGTCCTGCTGGCGTGTGTCTTCGTAGATTACGGCCATTCTCTAACCTCCAAACAGAGCAGGGACGCCCACGTGGAGCGCCCCTGCCGCTACGGATCGGAATGTGGATGGCCGCTAGTTGAACGGAATGGGTCCGTTGTAAGGCGTGGTACTGACTACCTGCCCGCCACCGATGTTCTTCTTAGGCGAGCCGCCAAGCTTCTTCTTGTCGCGCGGCTTCACGCTGCCATCGCGCACGCGCTGCGCGTCCACGACTTGGCAGACGTTGAGGCGGGTTCCGATTTCGCCGTCGTTGCGCTCGTACTCCTCCTCTTGCAGGTTGATGCCCACGATACGGCCAACGAAGATGTCGAGGCGCCCCGCGTCCCATGCCGCGAACGGGTCAAAGCCAGGATTGCTTGCGGCGATGGCCTCCATGCGGCCCTTGAGCATGCCAAGCGCACTGTCCTTGTAGCTCATAAAGAAATGGTGGGCGTAGGGATGCGACTTGCCCCAGTCGTCGGAGTAGTAGCCAGCATGCTCGCCTTCGGCGATATCGAACACGACCTCCACGTACTCGCGGTTGGCGTTGTCGGTCAGCTCGACAAGGCGAGCCACATAGGGACCGGCGGGCAGCGGGGTGAATCCGCTGTCGGTCGATGCCGTGATGTTGTTCCAGTTAAACGAACGCATTTCTAACTTCTTTCTCGAATTTTTCTCAACTTGCTCTCAAACAGACGGTCGCGCGGGTCGAAGCAGTGGGTGGACGATTGTGCGAGCGCACAAACGTAGGTATCCCATGTTCGGTCCAGTGCCACATCCTCCGTGCAGCCGCCTGCTACAAGCCACTCGAAGTATTTGGTGCACGAAAGCTGCATTGCCAGAACGTTGGATGTGCTAGGCAGCTCCATCACCACCCCACCCGATAAACTCTCGCAGCCCGCAGTCGAGCTGCGCCACATCGTTCGGTATCTCGTCCGCGTCAAATGCTCCGCAGCTCTTCGCGGGCGGCTTGTTCGCCACCACGAATCGGTGGTCGGTGCCATTCGTCTCGCACAGCACCACGACATTGAACATGCCGACCAGATTCACCTTCTCGTTGAGCAGCTTGCCCACAGTTGCGGGCACGAGGTTTCCAGCAGCATCAACGTCGGTGTGCATCGTGAGGTAGACAATCACCTCGCCGGGGAGGTCATTCACGAACTCGATGAAGCGGTAGACGCGTCCGGCTATTTCCTTGTAGACCTCGAACTGGTCGCGGTACTTCTCATCGCCCCACGAGCCACGCATGTAGATGTCCGTGATGCAGTACCCGAAGTCGTCTACTACCACGATGGGGTAGTGCTCTGCGTAGACCTTGACCACCTCGGCGAGCTGGCCGAAGTCCTTCGTGCGGGCGAACTTCTTGCCACCACGGAACGGCAGCATGGTCTTCTCGCACTCGATGAGCCCGTAGGCGTCGTTGGGCAGGTTGCGCAGGGCGTAAGTCTTGCCGCTGCCAGACGGACCAAGAATCAAAACAGGAATTGCCATGTCTATCTCCCAACCTCCTCCACCAGCAGCCGCGTGCACTCGCGGTGCCGCATCTGCTGGACGATCTCGTTCCGCATGGTAACCTTGCGCCCCGCCGCGTAGCCCAGGGCGACGTGGTTCTCGCGCGCGAACTGTCGCAGCTCCTTGCCGGTCATGACGCGCAGCTCCGCGTCGAGGTCGTCCGCGTAGCGGTCGAGCTTGGCTGCGATGCGCTCGGAGAGGTCGCTCATGCCACGCCACCCCCCAGCAGCCCCGCGATGGTCGCGGGCAGCGCGTTGCCGAGCGCCGCGGCCACCTTCTCGGGGCGGATTCGCATCGTGCCGTTCGGGCGGATGGTGTCGGGCGTGGCGGGCACCGTCTCGGTGACGTACTCCACGCCGTCGGGCAGATCGCCCGTCTTGGCCGCGTACTGGACGGCAATCTCGCAGATGTGGTCGAGCACCCAGCGCGCGCAGAACTCGTCGAAGTCCGCGTCGTCGTAGGCGCGCAGCGCGTCCATGTCGGTGACGCGCAGCTCGGTCACGGTGCGCTCGGGCGTGCCCTTGACGCGGTTGAAGCCGTAGGTCCCGACCTTCTGGCCGTTCAGGCGCACCTCGAAGCCCGTGGCGCCCGTCTGTTGGTACAGGTCGAGGTAGAAGCCGTTGACCTGCCCGCGCAGGTTGTCGGCCACGCCCGTCTTGAGGTCCGCGCCGATTACGTTGTAAACGGCCTGCTCGACGGCAAGCCTCTCGATGTCGTTCATTCCCCCTCCTCCAGGAACTCGAACCACTCGAAAATCGGTTCGTTGGGGTCGTCACCCCAGACGCGGACGCTCGTGTAGGGGTCGTCGTCCTCCACGTCCGCGTGAATGGTGATGTTCTTGACCTCGCCACGGCATAACAAAAGAAGCAGCTTCGCATTCGAGCACAGCAGGTCGCGATTGTCCTTGTCGTCCACTACGCCACCTCCTCCCAGCTCATTCGCCCGAGCCCGCTGTTGCGCCACTGGCCCATGCCCTTGTAGTAGCCGTAGTCCAGCCACTCGCGCACGAGGTCTATGTCGGCGTCAATCATGCAGTGGATGGTGCACTCGAAGTACGTGCCCGCGGGCGCCTCCTCGCTGTGCGCCAGCGCCACGCGCTCGCCCTGCATGGTCTGCGCGCGGAGGGGCCGCTGGCAGTCCGTCTCCAGCAGGTCGAGGTCGATGGGCATGTAGAGCGGCAGGACGCGCCGCTTGCCCGGAATCGGGCCGTCCACGAAGATGAAGTTGTCCACCTTCTTGAGGTAGGCCGTCACCTTGCTGGTCTTGGAGCCTGGCACCTTCTTGAGCGTGCGCGCGGCCTCCTTGAAGAAGCCCTTAAGCATGTAGTCGTAGAGGAACGGCGTGCCGTCCTCCATCTTCATGAAGATGGTCTTGCCCTTCTCCTCCACGGCCTCCACGCCGAGGTCTGCAATCTCCTCCTCCATGGTCTTGGCGTCGGGCGCCTTGGACGCCACGAAGCGGCTATGAATCTCGGGGTCGCTGGGCTTCGTGCCTAGAACCGGCTCCGTGAACGTGATGCGTACCTTCATTGACTTCATGTGTGAATCCCTTCTGATTGGATTGTTGAAAAGTAAGCGTGCGCTGCCCATCAGAGCAGCGCCCCGCTTTGCCCTCGCTGGGCGGTGCTCGGCTTAGCCTTTGCGCTGCACCGCCGCGCCTTGCCGTACTCTGCCCATGCCGAACTGCGCTTTGCTTGGCCTTCGCCGCGCACGTCCACGCCCCGCACTGCCCCTGCACTGCAAAACTACGCCTTGCCCCTGCCGTGCATGACCACCCATTGCCCGAGCGTTTCTGCGCACTGCATGGCCCCAGCATCGCCGAGCTACGCATTGCCCCTGCCAGTCAGCTCATCGCTGTACGAAGCCCACGCGATTCGGTGCTTTGCTACGCCCCTGCACAGCTGCTCTATGCGATGCCCTCGCCAGCCCGTGCCAAGCTATGCCAGTGCCAGACCATGCGATGCTGTGCCAGTGCCATGCCCTCCGTGCAGAGCAGTGCCTCCGCTTCACCGAGCTATGCCAGTGCCATCCGAAGCGGTGCCTTGCCGGCGCTTTGCTAATCCGAGCTTCGCCTCGCCCTTGCCCTGCGTTCAGAGCATTGCCGTTACTGAGCAGAACTTAGCCGTGGCGGCGCTCCGCGGAGCATTGCCTTTGCGCCTCGATGCAGAACTCGGCCTATGCGTTGCAGGACCATGCCCTCGCGTAGCTCCGCTTCGCTATGCCCCTGCTGTGCTTGACATAGCTGTGCAGTGCCATTGCCGTGCAATTCCCCGCTCGGCCTTGCCCATGCGGCGCTATGCCTCGTCTACTCGCTCGCCGTGGGCAGCATGGTCGTGAGGTTGGCCTGTCGGTCGCACATGTCGAGCGAGCCAGCCAAGCCGAACGCCAGCAGCAGGCCGACGATGATGGCCCCGATCCGCACCGCGCGCACCATGCGCTCGCGCCTGTGGATGCGCTGCATGCGGTGCCGCTCTGCCCTTATTGCCGCGAAGTCGGTCATGACGCCACCTCCCTCCGCGGACGGCCCGCGTCCACCCAGCGCCAGTACAGCTCCGCCAGCTTGCGCGCCATGTTCTCGACGCGCATGCGCTCGACCGTGCTCGCGTCGTGGAGCGCCTTGTCGGTCACATTCATGTCTCCCCCTTCTGATAAAATCGGGGTGTCACCCTCCCTTGTGTGACACCTTCTGAGGCCCGTGTCCGCCTTGCCCTGCGGACTCGGGCCGCTTGCTTTTCCGCGAGCGCCCCGCGCGGAGCACGCGTCACGTCCGCATCGCGCACCCGCTGTCGGAAGGAGCGGGCTGGTACCACGCGGGGTTGGAGAGGTCGTCCCGCGCGCCCTGCACTCCGTTGCATGGGTCCGGCACGTGATAAAGATGCCGTCACGGGGAAGACCACCCCGTCACCCATGGCGTGCGCCGCGCGTGACGCTCGCAGATGTGAGTACGAGTTTCTCGTACTCTGTCGGCATGGCTAATCGAGCGCCAGCAGGTACGTGACGCTCTTGCCGTAGAGATGGGACATGTCCACCAGCTTGTCAGCGTCCGGCGAGGTGTCGCCGCGCTCCCAATTGAACAGGGTCGTGATGCTCACGCCCAGCTCGGCAGCAGCTCTCTCCGCCTTGATGCCCGCCTGCTCGCGGGCCTTGCGATAGTTCTGTTCGTACATTCATCCTCCTATCTGATTGTCTTGCGCGCGTCTGCGCGCCTGTGGTTAGATACCCATTGAGTCGGGGTCGAATAGCCGCCCCTCTTGTACGTGATTGGGCCTATGCGCAACGTCCCCACACTCGCCCTTGGCGAGCACGAAGATGGGCTCGGCCTTGATGCCCCTGCCAGCGATGGACGACAGCGTGAGGTACAGCGTGTCCACGTGCTCGAAGCCCGCGGACGCAGCCGCGCACAGCGAGTCGTCCTCCAGGTTCCTTGCCGTCGGTACGTTGGCCACGTTCAGCAGGAACACGCCACCGTCCCTCAGCGCCTTGTACGCGTTGGCCACCATCGGGTACAGGAACCCCTCCACCCAGTAGCCGTAGTCGGGGAAGCGGATGTAGGACTGCGTTGGCTCGTCCGCGTACCGCTCCGTGTCGAAGTAGGGCGGCGAGGTCAGCGCCATGTCGTATGCGCCCTCTTGTGGCTCGAAGTCCTCCGCGCCGATGCAGTTGACCTCCACCCGCTTGCCGACGTAGGCGAACGTCTGCGACAGCTCGCGCAGCCCCTTGGCGCTCATCGTCGACGGCTCGCAGCACGTGTACCGCCTGCAGTCGCTCGCCAGGAATCCCAGCATCCGCCCCCCCCAACCCCCACAGGGGTCGAACACCGCGCCGCCATGTCCGTAGGTGTCCATGAGCAGCTTGGCGGAGGTCGGACGGAAGTTTGAAGGCGCCTGCTTTGCGCAGTAGACCTTGGCGAGCTGCCGCACACGGTTGGTGTGCCAGCATCCGCACTCGGTCTTGTAGGTCCTGCAGTAGCGCAGCACCTTGCGCATGAGCGCGCGCAGCTTGTCGTCGTCCAGCCACGCGTCCTCAAGCGACTCGGAACCGGGCGTGCTCACCTTCACCCAGTGCGGGAAGTAGGCCCACAGGAAGCCACAGCCCACCATGGACTGCGGCACCGAGCCGTCTGGCCCAATCTCGAGCCTTGACGCCTTGACGCGCTCCAGCTCGCGGATGGGGTCGTACCCGTCGAGG